GACGTTTTCAGGATTGCATTGAAACACTTTCCGCTGTGCCACGTTGGCGAGGATACCGAGGGTGAGGTGGTGATCTTCACCGGCATGATGGTTGATGAGAATCAAGAACTTAGGGAGATGACAGATGAAGACATTGACTAAGGACGGCGAGTTCAAGCGAATGAAAGATTCCACAGTAGCCCACCGCAAGGCAATTAGGAAACTAGTCGATAGTGGCTGGGCCTACTGTGATAAAACAACTTGGAGGGAAATGCGAGATGCGAAAAATGATTAATGCGGACACCCTGTTTACGTTGGTGTTCTTCGCGTTCTGGACCTTTATCATCGTCGCAACAAGGTAAAAGGGCGGCGCCCCCGTCCCGCATGTTTTCTGTCAAGCCCAAAAAAGTGTTTTTTAGCTCAAGTTCAGGGGTTGACAATGCCGATATATATAGTATAATGAGAGCCATGTCAAGCCAAGCCCAACTAGAAAAACGATGCCGCTGGTGCAAGGGATCTACCATCGTGACGGTGGACCCTGCGGACCTCGAACGATGGCGTGCGGGAGAACTTATTCAGATCGCGATGCCGTACCTGTCCGCAGGTGAGAGGGAGTTGCTCATAAGTGGAACGTGCGATGTGTGTTGGGAGGGGATGTTCGGAGACGGAGATTAGTTTTTAGGGGTTGACAAAGGATTGTTATCATGTATAATGGAAGTGTTGAACCGACTGAACCACTGAGTGACCAATTTCCCATTTTTCCACGAAAGGAAGTAGAAAATGATGCAGAAGAAAACGACCATCAAAATGACTCCGACGCAAGCATCGGTGTACATCTCAAGTTGGTCAGGGGACGTGCATCTGACGCTAACGCAAGTGAGCGGTCCCGAAACGGATGAAGTTGAAGTGGATGTACCTATGTCGATTGCTCGACAACTCCACGACCAACTCGGAAAAGAGTTGGCAGAACATGACGCGAAAGTAACCGAAAAAGAAAACGAAAAGGAGACCGTCTAATGAAGGCTGTGAAATCAAATCTGTTCCGCAAGGTGAAAGTGGTTACGAACACGGATCGATCTGATCGTCCCCAATGGGCAAAGATCGTGGTTGATGGAAAGATTGCCCACACTGGGCAGCACAAGTACATCAAGCGTGTTGCGAAAGCAAAGTACAATCTTCTCGCGAAGATCTGAAGCTCCCTTTCGTGAGGGCCGGGGCGGTGGCATTGCTGCCGCCCCGCGCCTTTCTAATACAAACAACCATAGTGGCCCAGTTAAAGCCTCCTAGAGTGAAGGGAACGGCACGTGTACGATCCGGCCCGTTGATGGTATGGCTTCCCATCCTACTATGTTTTTGCCGGTTGGCCCTGCGGGGCTGGCCGGTTTTTTTATTTTAGGGGTTGACAAAAACGTGCGAAACCCCGGCGCCGCACGCCCTAAACCCTTTCACAACAACAACTTATGACTATTTCTTTTTTTTGGAAAAAAACCTCATGCGTAGCCCTTGACTTTGTCGATATATATAGTATAATGGGGCATCAACTCGAACGAAGGAGAGAATAATGAATATGTTGGGACTGCTCGAACCGGTCTGTCGTCAGTGTGGGACGGTTGTTCAAATTACAGTCCTCGGCCCCGATTACGAAAAGTGGGAAGAGGGCGAACTGATCCAGAATGCCATGCCGTACCTGTCCCCCGGTGAGCGAGAGATACTTATCTCGGGAACGTGTGGTCCGTGTTTCGAGCAGATGTTCGGGGAAGGTGAAGACGACGAATACGGGGATGATGGAGAGGACTTGACATCGACGGGCGATGTGGTATAATGTGTGAAGTTTTGACAGGTTATTCTTTTAGAAGGGAAAATTTCAATGAGTCATGAAGTAGAGAAAATGGTGTTCGCTGGGCAGACGCCTTGGCACGGACTTGGGACGCAGATTGACGAGGCGACCGGATTCTGGGACGCATTCAATCAAGCCGGTTTGAATTGGGAAGTGGAGACGGAGCCGCTTTACCGTGAAAACGGTGACAAGGTGAAGGCCCAAGCGTCCGTGAGAACGTCGGACGGTCGCGTGTTGGGCGTTGTGGGTCCACGCTGGACACCGTTGCAGAACAAGCACGCTTTCGAGGTGTTCGAGCCGATGGTTGATTCTGGCGACCTCATTCTGCATACCGCTGGATCTCTGCGAGGCGGTGAGCGTGTTTGGGTTCTCTGCCAATTGGGATTGGATCATACCGAAATCGTGCCGGGAGACGAGATTGCCAAGTTTGCTCTGCTATCTAATGGGCACGACGGCAAACTCGCTGTGCATTTCGGGTTTACTCCGATTCGTGTTGTGTGTGCGAATACGGAATCGTTGGCCCGAGACTGTAAAGCCTCGAAGCTGATCCGTGTTCGTCACCACAGGTTTGTCAAAAACAATGTCGAGAAATTGCGCGACATCATGAATCTGGCAAATCAGGAATTCGAGACGACTGCCGAGGAATACAGGTTCCTCGCCGCTCGCTCGATCAATACCGAAGACCTGAACAAGTACGTTCGGATCGTTCTCGGTGTTCACGACAAGCCAGTCGTTGACCTTTCCACCCGTTCAAAGAACATCATCACAACTATCGAAGAGTTGTTCGAGACGGGCAAAGGTAACGACTTGCCGGGAGTTGAAGGGACTTGGTGGGCAGCATACAACGCTGTAACCGAATACCTGAACTACTCCAAAGGCCGCACCACTGAGAATCGAATGGACTCGCTGTGGTTCGGGCAGAACGGGAATATGAGCCAACGCGCTCTTGAAAGTGCCGTGCTTCTCGCGGCCTAGCAAAGAAAGTTCCCTTCGTGTGACTCCGCACTCCTTGCTCGTCAGGGGGTGCGGAGTTTTTTCATTTTAGGGGTTGACAAAAAACGTGCGGGGCCGGGGTATCGAATAACGTGCGGAACCCCGGCGCCGCTCGCCCTAAGTTGTTGATGTGTAAAGGTTTACGAAGATTTTCTCAAGTTTGGGGGTTGACATGGCCGATGTGTATTGTATAATGACGTAAGGTGTGTATAGGCAACGACTTACGAAACAAAATAGAAAAAGGAGGAGATGAGATTGAGTCTCAATATCAAAGATTTCAAACGTGGAGTCCTCCCCTTTGTAGCTCTTTGTAGTAGTCTAAGCATTGTCTGTAGCACGCGAGTTTTTTAATAATTAAGCAGTCTACAACATTTCAAAGGCACGCGAGTTTTTGTCTCGGCCTTTCTAGCCCATTGTAGTCTAAGATAGTCAATAGCACGCGAGTTTTTTAAAAGGAGTGGTCACATGGTGATGCACCAAACGTTACAGACGGCGGCGAAGAGTAAGGTACAGAAGAAAGGTCAAATTAGTTCCGACTTGCAAAATGACCTAGTGTGCCAAGAAGTGTTAAAGAAATTAGGGAAAGTCAGTAGTCTACACGGTATTGTGGCATACAATGTTTTCGATAATAAATGGCGCGTTAATGTCTGGGTAGAAGACTGGTCAAGGCCAGAGTCAATAAGTCCAAGTTATAAAATCAAATACAGTTTTTTCTGTACTGTACAGGACAATTGTATTTCTCACTCCAATCCGGAAATTTTACCAAAAGATCAGGAGTTAGGGGTATAATAATATATAGAGTCTATTTCGAAACGAGAGGGGGTGACTATGTTTAAGCATCTTTGTTGCGTTGTGGCTTTTCTGTTGGGTGGGTTGGTAAGCTATTGTTTTATTAGCTGCCCATACTTCAGTAGTAGTCCGGTTTGCTCATGTGAAGCGGATTGCAATTGCTGCGATAACTGTTCTTGTAAACATGGAGATTTAAAATGATAAGTAAGGTTCAAGGTTTGTTCGGATCGAGACGTTTTTGGGTCGCCGTAGGTGGCGTCCTTTTTGTTGTTTTTGATGGACTTGGTGTTGGCCTCACGGCAGAGCAAATTAATCATGTTGTACTAGTTGCTGGGGCTTGGATCGTTGGTGATTCACTGCGTGTTACTTAAAGAAAGCTATCTCTAGCATCTTTTCTTAGGTCAGGTGGGTAAATTCTCAAAGAAATGAGAAGAATTAAACTAGCAGTCAAATAAAGCGGGGTGGCTAAATAAATTCGCAGTCTTCGTAACATTGTCTCATCCTTTATAGGCTTGTAATAGTCTAAGATAGTCAATAGCACGCGAGTTTAAAAAATCCCACCAACCACCCCGCTAGACTGCGTTAGTCTGCGGCAACTTCTAAAACTCCCCAAATTCTACAGGGCAATTGTAAAATCAAGAGCATTGCCCGTAACTAGGTTACATACTCTTATAGGGGAGTAACGTACTATATCAACAGAATCTCTACAGATTTATAATTCCTTTGAATTTGAGCCACATATTATGCTTAAACACTGGATTCCCGCTATTAAGGTCCACATTGTTATCTGTTGTGGGAAATCGAACTTACTGTAGTTGAATATGAACGTACCAACACAGAAGTAGAACATAAACACATAGAAAAATGCTGATATTGATTTCATCCACGACTCAACAGAAGAAAATTAATCCTATACACTCTGTACTTAAGTATACAACCGGCGAAATGGATTTTCGGAAACAAAATGGGAAGAAATCTGAAAAAAATTTGAACGATTAGGAACTTTTAATCATTTTGGGCTTTTTCTTTTTTATTCCTTGACTGATCTTGTTTTGGACATATAATATATGAGGGTTCTGCCCCCAACATCATGTGAAATTTACTGCAATTTCGCGGAATGTAAACCAAAAATCAGCAAAAAAACTAAAAAAGTCACTTATTGCGGGGTACAGAGGTGCAAATCATATCACTGGAACAACTTTATCTTTGCATCATTATATTGTCTGGTATCACTCTACTACTAATGCTTGTTCAATTCATGGTGTTTTTAGTATCTAGTTGTCTTAATATGAGAAATAACAAGAAGAAAAAAGAAACAAAACCTATCAATAGCCCAGTCCGAGATATTCCTCAAGCAGCGGCTTCTTTTTGGGGCAACAGGTTCAATAAGCGTAATTGAATATTAATTGACCCTAATTGACAAGAATTGAATTAAAATGATATGGGTCAACGAAGCTAAGAAGTATCTGACAGACTTTTGCTCTGAAGATGCACGAATTCGTATAGAGAATACTGCATATAAAGATAAGTATGTATGTCTAGAGTGTGAAGTCGTAGATAATTCTGGCAGTAGGAATATTGTCTTTATTGTAGAGTTTAACGACTGGGGAGAACTTAAACAGTTCCGTTCCTACACAATGGCCTAAAACAGATGTCAAGATTCTACATATGGGGGAATAAGATGCCGAAAAGCAAACTGGAAAAGTGGCTTGATTGCCATAATCACAAGATGGAACTCATGAGAACCTTATTCTCCTTTGTAGCTGCAAGCACTGGCATATTAGTTCTACTCAAAGTTTTTAATTTACTGGGTTCGTAAAGATGAACACAACAAAAAAAGTGTACGACATATTTGGTTCCTTGTACTCTTGTTATTTTTATGATAACGGTTACGATCAAGGAGTAACTATTTTTGGAGAAGACGGTGAAATGGCTTTTAAGTTCAATGAGCCAATAGACGAGTCTAAGGTTCACCTACTTCTTAAAGGCTATCACATAG